GCGTTCATCTCCCAGGCGTTCTGCTCGTTGACGGTTGCATGGGCCACAAGCTCATCAGCATCCGCCTTCTTCTTGCCCATTGCCAGTTGAATCTGGGAATGGATGGCGCGGACGATCTGAGGGGTCAAGGCACCGTTGACGGGGATGTTCTGGGCAATGTACTTGCCAGACCACGCCGCACGCTGTACGGTCAGCCAGTTGCCGGTATCCGTGGCCACCTGATAGTAGCGAAGGCCGTTCAATCCGGTATTGGCCTGCCCAGAAGCTCCATTGACCATCAGCTTCATGCCGACAGTAATTGTTCCGGCGGGAACCGGATTCAGCAACAGGATTTGGTTCAGAGAAATATCGGAATCCTGTACTGTGATGGTTGTCACAAACGCACCGCCGACTGCTGTCCAAACGTCAATATCCTCATCGTCAAGGAACAGATTGGCGGAATTGACGCCAAGGGCGGTGATGTTGCCGCCAGAGGTCACGATGCTGGTAACGGTGTCGATGGTGTTGGAAGCATCGCCCTGGAGGACGGTTTCGAGGAAGTCGGCAAACCGCTCCGGCGCAAGAGTGCGCGTGAGGGTAGCGAAGTTCTCGATTGCCTTTTCGTCGGTGTCGGTCGCGTATTCCGCCTGTTTGGTATAGCTGAAGGCGTGAATGTAGCAAACCGGGGTGATCTGGCCGGGAACCTGAGTAGGCCCGGAGCCAATGCCCATGTCAACGCCGTTCATGTTGCCAACACGGGGCTTGCCGCCGAGAGACGGCATGGTGGGAATACGCGACGGGCGGTCGGAAACCGCCTTGATCTTGGATTTCTGGATTTCTTTGAGCAAAATGCTCTGACTCAGAACGTAGTTTTCCAGTTCTGGCCTAACGTACTCCTGCTCGGATGCAAGAGCTTGTGCCGCATCAGCGATAGCGATGGGAGTATACCTCAGCTTTCGTAAAATTCAGGCTTTACGAGCCTGTCAACGATTGCCTCGGTGTCCTCGCATTTATTCAGCCCCCCGAAGGGAACCATGCTCTAGGCGAGTCGGCGCTATGACCGATACACTCGATTTGGCGAATTCAAGCTATGGATTGGTGCCGCCTGTGAAAGCGCCTCCCGGTTTTCTCTCAAAGCAAAATTCTTACCCATAAGAGTATCACAAATCGTCTATAATGCAAGTGTGCGGCTGAACCGCACAACGACTTAGGAGGTCGCCATGCCATTGAAACCTCGTGCGGAGGTAGTACAGCCGCTTGACCAATCATACCGCCTAATCCCTCTTACCTGCGATCAGGTTTGCATTGTGGATGCGGAAGATTTTGAATTCCTCTCACAATGGAATTGGAAAGCCGCGTGGTGCAGCCATTCCAAAACATTCAGGGTCACCCGGACCGAAAAATTGCCCAATGGCATACGCACCACCGTATATATCCATCGCGTAATTGCGGCGCGAATGGGATTCCCTGCTGTTGACCATAAAGATCACGACACCCTAAATAATCGCCGTAAAAATCTCCGACCATGCACGCATTCGCAAAATGGAGCAAACAAAGTGATTCACAGAAATACCAAAACGCCATATAAAGGCATATGGTTTCAACAGGGAAAGTGGACGGCGATTCTGAGAAAAAATGGGGTCAGGTATTACGGCGGTCGGCATGATACAGCAGAGTCAGCAGCACGCGCCTATGACGCTTTGGCGATTGAGCACTTTGGCGAGTTCGCGTACCTCAATTTTCCTACTTCCTCTTCCACTTCACCGGCTTTGCACGCCCCACGATGTAGGCGGTGTTGTCAGCCTGTATGCCCCCGCGCCGGAAGTCTACTTTGAGTCCGAGGCGGGTAGGAGAATCGGAAATCCACTCAAACTTGTTGTTGTCCGTCTGCTGCTGGGCCTGTGCGCCGGTTTTCTGCGCTTGCTGGCCTGTTGCCGCAGCCTTCTTGCCCTGCCCGGCCTTGCGCTTCGCCAGAACGTCGTCCACGGCCCGCTTGACGGCACCGGGGATGATTTTCTTATGCTCGGATTCCACCGTCATGCTGTACGAAGTCTTGTTTTTGGCCTTGAGTAAGCTCTTAATCTTTCCCTGATAGGCTGTGTTCGCGGTCACACGTGCATTTATCTCGGTTCGCACAGCGTTGCGGATAGAGTTCGCCTCTGCCGGTGTGAATTTCACGCTTGGGGCAATCTTTTTGATCTCGTTCACGGTAAAAGACTCTGAACGGGGACGAATCTCGCGCAACCACTCGTCATGCAGGACGTTCATCTCCCGCTGCTCAAGATTATTGCCCTCTGTTCCGATTTTCGTGCCTGATTGCTGGCCTTGAATGGCTTTTGGCGCTATCGGATTCCTGGCAGTCGTATTGATCTGCTCCACCACACCCTTGATTGCCTTAAATGCCTCAATTACCGTCTGCAAGTTGGGGTCATCGGAAGTTTGCGGCAAAACGCGATCCAAAAGAGCCAGTTGTAGCGGAATCCCGGCATTACCGAGATACCCGGATACAGATTTGCAGATGTACGCCGAAAATCCCTCTGGATTCACATCGGCAAAGCGGTCCATCGCCGCAGGAATCAGCTTTTGGAAGCTCTCCGGATTGGCTTCGACCATCTGATTGATGAGTTTGGGATCGCCTGCCTGGAATGCGTTGTCATAATCACGCCAGAATGACCGCTCGGCCAGAGTATTCGAGATTACCTGCTCAATCGGCGTTGATCCGGGCACATACTCGGCATCATCGGTATTGTCGTCAAGCTGCTCCATCAGCTTTAGCCGCTCAACGGTTTTTGCAACGCCATCAGGAAGCAGTTTTCTGGATTCCTCCCAATGATGCAGCGCCTTTTTGACCTCGCGGTGCAAATCTGGAGAATCTTTCAGCTTGTCCTTGAGTTGCTTCCAGGTACTTGCCGCTGACGTTGGTTCACCGTCAACCGACTCCGCCTGTTCCGCACCTTCAACTTCCGCTTCGGCTCCCTGTTCAACTTCTTCTGCGCCCTCGGATTCGAGTTCCGCGCCTACGTCAAGTACCGCTTCATCTGGCATTTCTCTCTCCTTTAGACTGTTGCCGTTCCCCGCGTTCCTGGTGCTGCCGCGTTCTTTTGGACTGAACTCTGCGCCTCTGGAGCCGCTTCCTTGATTCCCGCCTGCGCGTTCATCTGCTGCTTGCCAGAGCTATCTTCGTCCTTGAATGAGATTTGCTCGCTCGGAGGCTTCATCTGCTGTTGAGCCTGGGCCGCTGCCTGAGCCTGAGCCGCCATCATCTGATCGTGGACCGCTTTGTGCATCCTCACGTTTTGGATACCGAGTGCGGCCCGTTTCAAGGCTTCTTCGGGTGCTTCCCCATCTTCCGGTTGAGCTACATTCATCCTCAACCAGCAATCCTCGCTCGATAGGTATTCTTGGCACTTTGCTGACTCCCACTTGTGATAATCGTCTTGCTCTGGCATTATTGACGGCTGCGGCTGTGGGGGAGCATACGGAGGGGCTGGTAAACCCTGCTGCTCAGCCTGTAACGCCTGCTCCGCGTGTTGAACCGCATATTGAGCAATTTCCTCTGGCGTTGGGATGTTTGGCGGTTCCTGCAAAAGCAGTTCAAGCTCTCTCGACTGCTTCTTGTATGCGATTGCCGGGATGAACACCAAGTCCTGATTGCCATTGAGTTCGATGAACTCCTCCCAGTTGTCGGGTGACTCGAAAAGAGCTTGCCCAACCGGAGAGGCGGCGGCCATCTTCACAAGGTCGGTAAGATTCGCCCGCTTCGCCGCCGTGGTCTCTGGGAAAGATGAGTCCGACACGTGGGCATGAAATTTTCCTTTCTTCAGCCGTTCCATCTTCACGGTGATCTTCGCTCCATCCTTACCAACGACTGCTATCTCCGTTCCATGATCGGGATTCTTGGATGCAAGCCGCGCCGCCTTCTCTGCAATCCCCGCGAATAGAATCTGCAAATATCCCCACGATGGGCCGAGCATCCCCATTGCCTGAGAACGCTCCATTGCTGTCTTTGCTGCTGGGTCGCCAGACTTAGATTCCCCTTGAAGGACAGGCATCGATCCTGAAATATCCTGCGACACTGGCCCACGAAGCTCTTCAATCGCCTCATCGAATCCCTCTGGAGGCGCTGCGGGAGGTTCGCGGTAAACTATCTGCTTCCCGATCTCCTGATCTGGTGGCCCCTCTTTCAAAAGAATGTAGTCATTTGGCCGTGACCGCTGATTTGAGATAGCCTGATAATCTTCGTCGCTTCCCCGGAAATACGTTACACTCCAGCCAGTTTCGTAATTCTCCCTTTTGGCATTCATGTAGTCGTTGTAGGCGTCTTGGACAACCTTCATCGGCTCCATCAGCGCCCCGCCGGTCATGCCATCGCGCTCCATCGGGAACACAATATCAATCGCATCGTCAGGGCACTCATTCCAGCTTTCTGAGTACGACTTGCCTACATATTTGACATGGCAACCATCGGGGAACAGTTGCAGGAATTTGTCGCGGTAAGTGAACTCTTTGCCATCATCGCGCACGTCTTTTTCATCGGCGCCAGGATAAGCAGAGTCGAACATCTTGTCTTGGAACACTTCAGGGCGCAGGAAACCATTCAACTCGGTCGTAAGGTAATTCAGAGCCAGGCCGGTAAGAAAAAATCCCTTTTTGGCTTGCTTGACTCCAATTCGCGCAAAGCGATTCCAGTCCGATTCGCCAATGGACGGCTCCCCGGCGGTGATTTTCGAGCGAATCCACTCATTCTGTGCTTTGAGGGTAAGAACATTCTTATCGTCAAACAGGAAGCAGTACGGCGCGTCGGCCCAGCACTTGCAGACGATGGGAACCTTGGACTCCATTGTTCCATAAATGTCTGCCGTCTCCATTGAGCGCGGCTCATCCTCATCATTCAAGCCAAAACGCGCTTTGGATTTCAGCGTGTGTGTCCATGCGATTGTCCGGCCCGACATTCCCATCATGTAAGAGACGCGCTTTTGAATCCTCTT